TAGTATGAGTGTAAACTATACAGAAGAACAAGTAAACTATATGGTTAAAGCATATGAAACAGAACCCACAAGGGAGACAGTAGATGCTCTAGCGGATGAACTCAACAAGAGTGTAAAATCTATCATAGGAAAGTTAAGTAGAGAGGGAGTATACAAGAAAACAGTATACAAAACAAAGACTGGCGAAGACCCTGTGACCAAGAAAGAGTTAGTAGAAGAACTAGCAAGTATTTTAGATATAAGTGCAAATTCTATAGTAGGCTTGGAGAAGAGTCCAAAGTCTGACCTTAAGAATTTAGTATTAACTCTAAGAGAGTACGAAAGTAATGGTGAAGAAGGGCATGATGGATATCAATTAGTATGGAGAGGTGAATAATGGGAAATAGAGATAAGCGATATGCTAAGGTTTTTCCAAATAATGACAGACTCCGTAAGATAATAGCAGAGCATGGTCAGTACTTTGAGGTTGTATCTAGTCCACAACCTGAGCCACAGCTACAGAATCAACTAGCAATAACTTTGTGTGATGAGAATATAACTTTCACAACACAAGTAGTAAACTTACGAATGATTCAAAGAGACTAAAAATATAGGTTTGGTAGTATAATGGTTAGTACCCTAGCTTGTCACGCTAGTAATCGGAGTTCGATTCTCCGTCAGACCGCCACATAAGCGAGATTAGTATATTGGATATTATGACTGGCTTCCAACCAGTAGAGGAGAGTTCGATTCTCTCATCTCGCTCCACTTTGGTTTAAACCTGCAACGGGTGTATAACAAACTAAAACAAATCAAAACGAAGCTACAAACCTGTAGCGGGTGTATAACATACTAGGGATAATTTCAATAAACTTGAAGTCATATCGTTATAATTGTATATAAGTACTTAAAGTTAGTAAGTTAATTACTTATTATACCTTATAAATTATAGGTAAAAATAAATTTTCGCTTAGGCGCAATTGTAGTTAAGTCGTTTGAAAGTTTGGGATTGGTGAAAAGCCGTATTGAGTTTAGTTGGCTTTTCTTGGGATTGATATAATTGACAAGATAAATCATAACCTATCGCATAAATCGTCTAAATAACAAGGTATGCTCTTACGCTTACGCGACGAGCATAAATTAATGTTTTTCATTCGATAATGCTCTAGTAGGCGATAGTGATAAGTTGTTGTTTGTCGTAGTATCTATCTTGAATTAGATAATAATATTTTACCATAACTTTACCAAAAATGCAAATACTTTTTTTCATAGGAGTATGATTTAGTTTAGTCTTTTAAGTCTTTTTGTGATTAAAATATTTTATTTCTTGAATGGGTAGAGGGTTTTGAGTTTGTTCTCGTGCAATTTTTTATAAAGAGAAATTGTATCTCTTCCAAAACGAGACTGTTCAAAAATCTCACTCGCAGAATGTAAGACCAGTAAGAAATATACACATAAACCAAAGACAGCTACGGACAATTTTTCGTAAAACAATAGTGATTTAATTTTAAGTTCTTTCATGCCTTGGTCGTTTCCTAGTATATTTTCTATATTCGTTCGTTATTTTTTGTTGCCTTTTGGATGCGGCAGCTTTCATTCTTTTCTTCTTTGCTGTTGGCTTCTCGTAGAATTCGAGTTCCTTTAGTCTTTCTTTTCTTCCATCACGGTCTAACTTTCGTCTTAGTATTCGTATGGCTTTTTCTACTGGTAGTGTTTTACAATCAATTCTCATTTAATCCTTGTGCTCGTGTGAGGCGACACAGGTCATTCGCAATGTTATGCTGATTGTCAACTGTAGCTTGAAGAAACTTATGAACCCATGCCATATCAAAAACGAAGTCAGGATTTACTGTATTCATTCCTTCTTTGTGGCAGTGTGCTATAAGTGCAGTTACTAACTTATCTGTTAATTCTTCTGATTTCTTCATTCTAGGGAATTCAATTATGTTATCCATCTTTTCTCCTGTGAAATGCCCATCCTCTTTTTCGAAGATAGTTTACTTGTGATGTTATGCTAGTAGTTTTTCTCAGTAATCTACTTGATAACTCGTTTATTGGTAGTTTATTATAAAGGTCTTTGAGTGTCTGTCTCTCCTTCGTTGTCCATTTGCCCTTTTTATAAATCATACTGTTATTATATCAAATCTTCATCCATGTGTCAACAACTATTTTTAGATACCCCTAATTTTTTACTTGACTTATGGTTAAGAATTTAGTATAATATATTCATTGGAGAATAATTATGGATATAGATATAGCATACCTATTAATACTGGTATCATGCATTTACCTTGCATACAGGCACGGACACCAAGAAGGAATCGGAAAGACCTTAGACTACATGAAAGCTCAGGGCAAGATAGACTTCGATGACTAATCAAAAAATAATTGTTGACTTTTGGTCTTAATTTTAGTATAATATACATAAGTGTAAGAAGGGTTTCTTGCACAATGGCGTCCATACCGCAAGGGTGGGCATAGTTTTACTGAAAAGAAAATTAGGAGAAAATAATATGACGATTGATATTAGTAAATTTTGGCTTGGTATGAATAACGAGTGGTTGTTACACAACACTGATACTTCATATCCAAGATATAACATTGTAGAGAACACGGTAACAGGTAACTTTCGAATAGAGGTTGCGGTGCCAGGTTGGTCTAAACAAGAACTTGAGTTAATTCATGATGATAATGAGTTGCTCATCAAGGGGAAAAAAGAACAGAAACTAAGTGAGAGTGAAAGATTCTCTCATCAAGGTCTCAGTCTTAAATCTTTTGAGCGTAAGTTTATGTTAAACACGGACTTAAAAGTAGATGATGTCGAACTAACAGATGGACTATTGACTATCGCGCTGTCTAAAACTCCAAATTCTAATCGGAAAGTATTGGATATTAAATGAAAACACTTATGAATAGTTTTAGACAAGTAGAGAAATATGAGGATGTATCAGACGCAGTCACAATGATTGGGTTAATTGGTATATTTGGATTGGCTATCGTAGCCAGTGCAGCTCCTCTATTCTAGTACGAGTCAAGACCTAAGTCGAAGGGGCAGGTCAAACTGCCCTCTCGCATTACTAATATTATGATAAATTGCACAGAGCCTGCATTAGAAAGGCTACAAAAGAAAGTAAAAAACAAACAGGTTTGGGGGATACGATTAATGTTGAAACCCAACGGATGTAACGGGTGGTCGTATGACTTGAAGTATTTGGAAGAACCAAATATGTCAAGTGATGCGGTGTTCTATGGTATTATTGCTGTAGACCCAATGACATTTAGCTATGTTAATGAAATCAATATAGACTGGGAAGAAAACGGACTGAATGAACAGTTTAAGATCTCCAGTCCACAAGAAACAGCCCAGTGTGGTTGTGGAGAAAGTTTTACATTATGAAAATATCACAAGAGGGCATAGCCCTTATCAAGAAGTTCGAAGGTTGTGAACTAGAAGCGTACAAATGTGCTGCTGGAGTTCTCACAATCGGATACGGACACACAAAAGGCGTAACAGAAGGTATGCAAATTACCAAGGCACAGGCAGATGAGATGCTAGTAGAAGAACTAGCTACTTATGAGACCTATGTGTCAGACGCAGTAGACAATCAATTAGACCAGTGTATGTTTGACGCATTAGTGTCATGGACATACAACCTCGGTCCGACTAACCTACGAAGCTCAACTATGTTGAAAGTTCTAAATGCTGGAGAGTACGACGAAGTACCTGCCCAGTTAAAAAGATGGAACAAAGCAAGTGGTAAAGTTTTAGAAGGATTAATCAGACGAAGAGAGGCTGAAGCATTATTATTTGAAGGCAAAGACTGGTCAGATGCCTAAGATAACACTCAGCGGAGAAAAACTAGCAATGGCTATGGCTCATGCCGCAGAAAGAGGAATGACTTTTGAGGAATATGTACAAGAATATGTACAATTAGCTCAGGAACAGATGAAAAAAGAAGAAATACAGGAGAAATAATGGATATATTATTATTAATGCTGTTGATTTGGGGATATAATGAACAACCCAAAGATGCAAAAGAAGAACAACCAGAAGTAGTTCCAGTACAAGAAGTAGAGGTACCTGATAACGCAGTAGATGTGGTAGCAGTTACTCAAACAGCAGCAGTGCTTACAGCAGTTGCTGAAGCTATGACAAGTACAAATACTACTGCTACTGCTACTAGTACAAATACTAATACAAGTACAGAAACTAATAGTGCAAGTACTACAGCTACAGAACAGGCTATCATTGATGAACTAAACAGCATGACTGAAACAACAACAGTTACAGCGACCAGTACAACAACTAGCAGTTCAACTTCTACTTCATCATCAACATCAACATAAATAAATTATTAGTGCTACTCGTATGGGTAGCATTATGTTTTCATTATTACACATACACACAGTATGTAACAGAGTTAGAGATAACAAGAAATATAGAGTTAGCAAACTGGCAAAAGCTAAACACATTAGAGAGTACAATAAATGCACAAAATAAAACAATTTTTCGCATCAGTCAAGAACTGGTGGATATGGCTGAAGAGCAAGTTTGTACCCATTTACAAAGTGACAGTGAGCTTTAATAATGTATGGGGAGACTCAGATGATCAAACTTTTACTGTTAGAAAGATAATAACTCAAAAAGAAAAATTTTTAAAGTTCAGAACTGAAAGTGGAGAAGTAATACAATTCTCTGGCGCAGAAGGACTCAATTACAAAATAGAAGAAATTTAATGGAAATATTCATAGCATTATGCCTAGTAGCCGCATTGTTAGTATTAATAACTACAAGTACGGAAGGTACGAAAGGAATTACTAATGAATACACAAGTAAATCAGGCAGAACAAGAACTGCCAAAAAATCAAGAGAGGAACACATAGTATGAATCAAATGTTATTAGCTTTTTGTTTGGTTTTAGGTGGTACAAGTTATTGGCTTTACACAGAAAACGAAACACTTAAAGTAAACAATGCAAAGTTAGAGGGAGCAGTAGCAACACAAGAAGAAGCTATAGCTACCATGCAGGCAGACTTTAGTTTGCAAACAGAGATGTTACAGGCTCAGACTTTAAGAAGTCAAGAGATACAAAGAGAATTAAATAGATATAGTGATTTTATAAAGAACTATAAATTAACAGCAAAAATACTGGAAGATCCAGTAGAAATGGAAAGGAAAATAAATAATGGAACAAAACACGCATTTGAAAATATTGAGAAACTTAGTGCTACCGTTGACGATCTTGATGATGGTCTCCAGTTGCAGCCTACTATCAACTAGAGCTATTGAAGTAACAGCAAAGCCTATGGAGAGGAAGATTGTTCAACCAGTCATGCCTAGAGAAATAGACCTTTCAGCTCCTCAATGGATAGTTGTAAACCCAGATAACTGGGAAGATCAACTCGAAAAGATTAGAGTACAAGAAGGAGAGTTAGTATTCTTAGCAATGACAGTACCAGACTATGAAGTAATGTCATTGAACATGAAAGAGTTGCAAAGATATATCACTGAATTAAAAGATGTAGTAGTATACTATAGAAAAGTAACGACTGAGCCGTTAAATACTGATCAGTAATGTTTAATTTTGTTAGACAGTATCTCGCATATAGAGATGGAATGAAAGGTGCCAAGTACTTTGAAAAGCACCCACACTTACAAGAAAGATTAGAAATAATCGAAGAATGGTGTGAAGAACTAGAGGAAAGAATTGTAAA